GCAAGCAGGAAGAGAGTAAAAGACACTATAACAGTAAAAGAAGAGTTTGACCCTTTAGCAGCTTTCCTAGGAACTAAGGAGGTAAGGTAATGGAAACAGAAGGTATTAAATATGCCAAAGCTGTTTTAAAAGGAGATATTGTAGCAGGTAAATTAATAAAATTAGCTTGTCAAAGATTCTTAAATGATTTAGAGAGAACTGATTTAGTTTTTGATTATGAGAAAGCAGACTATGTTAAAAGATTTATAGGACTGTTTCACCATTATACAGGAAAGTTTAATAAAAAACCTTTTACCCTGTTACCTTGGCAAAATCTATTTATTGAAAATATTTATGGATTTTATTGGTTAGATGGAAGGAGAAGATTTAACACTGCATATTTACAGCTTGCAAGAAAAGGAGGTAAAACTCAGCTTTCAGCAGCTCTTTGTTTGTATCATTTAATAGCAGATGGAGAACCAAACGCAAACGTATTTTTAGCAGCTTCCTCAAAGGAGCAAGCTAAAATAGCATATGATGCTGTAAGAATATTAGCACAACAATTAGACCCAAAGGAAAAGCTTTACAGGTGTTTAAGAGATGGAATAACCTTCAATAAACTACCTAATAAATTAAAAGTACTTGCTTCTGATGCTACTAAATTAGATGGGTATAACCCTAGTGCAATTTTAATAGATGAATACCATGCTCACCCTAATGCACTAGTAAGAAACGTTCTTAAAAGTGGTACAGGAATGAGAATCTCACCTATTGAGATAATCATAACTACTGCTGGTTTCCACAAACTAGCACCCTGTTACATACTCAGAAACACATGTGTAGATATTCTTAAAGGGAATAAAACAGATGATGTTTTATTCCCTATGATTTTTGAGTTGGATGAAGAAGATGATTGGCAGGATGAAGAAAACTTTATTAAGTGCCAGCCTAATCTTGGAGTAACTATTGCAAAAGAATACATGTTAGCTGCTATTAATGGTGTTAAAAATACTCCCTCTGATGAAGTGGAAGTTAAAACTAAACTCTTTAATATTTGGTGTGATGCTTCTTCTATCTGGATTGCTTCTAATTACATTACTGACAACTCAAAGAAGCTCAGTTTTGATGATTTCAAGAATGAACCATGTTATGTAGGAGTTGACTTAGCAGCAACAGAAGATTTAACTGCTGTAGTGTATTCTTTTAAAAAGAATGACCAGCTTTATTCAATACCAATGTTCTATTTACCTGCTGAATCTTTGCAAAAAGGAAGGAACAGGGAACTCTACAAACAATGGTACAGAGAAGGTTATCTTAAACTCACTCCTAGGAATGTTACAGACTACAACTACATTACTGATGATATTTTAGAAGTATCTAAGAAGTGTAAGATTAAGAAAATAGCCTATGACAGGTTCAACAGTACACAGTGGGCTATAGAGGCTACCAGATTAAGATTACCCTTAGAAATATTCTCTCAGGCTCTAGGAAACTTTAACGGAATTACTAGAGAGATGGAGAGACTCCTACTAACCAATAAAATAACATTAGACAATAATCCAATATTACAGTGGAATTTTGAAAATGTTGCTATTAAAACAGACCATAACGGAAACGTAAAACCAGACAAAGAGAGAAGTGCAAATAAAATAGATGGAGTAATTTCTTTACTACAATCTGTAGCAATTCTCATAGATGAATCTGCTAAACCTCCAACTAAAATTTACTTTTAAATGAAAATAACACTACCTAACTTATTCTCTGAGAAGAGACAAGTTAAACCAGAAGCTGAGAAAAGAAGCTTTTATAATAATAGTATGGGTTTGTCTTTTGGTACTGCTGGAACAGAGTACACAACAACTCAATCTATGCAACTTTCAGCAGTTTATAGAGCTGTTGAATGTATTACAGATAGTATTGCTGCACTACCATTTGAACCATTAAGGAAGCTACCTAATGGAAGCAAAGAAATTGATTATTCACATAGCTCATATGAGCTTCTAAATTTAGAACCCAATAGAATCCAATCAAGATTTACTTTTATTAAGACACTTATTACTAATGTACTTTTAAACGGTAATGGCTACGCAAGAATAATAAGAGATGAAGTAGGTAATCCTACTGAGTTAAGATTATTAAACCCTTTAGAGGTGCTTATGTATGTCACAGATGACCAAACACAAGTTTACTACTCCCATAAATCTGTTAAAGGTTTCATTCAAAGTGAAGATATGATTCACATTTTAAACTTCTCCTATGATGGTTTAAAAGGAGTCTCAACCTTAACACACGCTGCTATTTCAACTTCAACTGCTAGAGCAGCAGATTTACAAGCTAAAGGATTCTTTGCTGGTGGTGCTAATCTCTCAGGAGTTTTAACAGTCAACAGTGGTTTAAATGAAGGACAAGCAGCAGAAATACAAACAGCTTGGAAACAGTCTCTTTCAGGAGAATCTGGTAATCCAAATGGTATTGTAGTAATGGAAGGAAGTATGCAGTTTCAACCTGTTTCAATCTCTCCAGCTGATGCACAAATGTTAGAGAGTAGACAATTCTCTGTACTTGAAATTGCACGTTTTTTTGGAATCTCTCCAGTAAAATTATTTGATACTGCTGCAAGCACTTATTCAAATATTGAACAATCACAATTAAGCTTTTTAACTGATACTCTTACACCTCTAATTGAAAAAGTTGAGTGTGAATTTAACAGAAAACTCTTTAGACCAAGTGAGAGAAAGTTTCTAGAAGCAAGATTTGATGTAATGCAACTGCTTAGAGCTGATATGTTAACACAAGCAGACTACATAAGCAAACTATTTAATGTTGGAGGATTCACTATTAATGAGGTAAGAGCTAAAGTAGGTACTCCTAAAATTGAGGAAGCTAGAGCAGATATACCATTTATTCAGAGTTCAATGTTACCGCTAAACTTTGACTTCCAACCAACTAACAAACAAGATAACAATACAAAAGCATGAGTATAAAAAATAGTGAAACAAGACAATCTACTGAAATACAAGTAGAAGATAGAACTGTTAAAGGCTATGCTGCTATATTCAATGTATTATCTAATCAGATGTTTGCTAAAGGAGTTCCTTTTAAAGAGATTCTTCTTCCTAGTGCTTTTGATGGATTAATAGAAAAGAATGATGTAGTAGCAGTGTTTAACCACGAAGAGGACTTGGGCATACTTGCACGCTCCAGAAATGGAGTAGGAACACTTCAACTAACTGTAGATACCAAAGGACTTTACTTTGAATTTATTGCACCTAATACGCCTCTTGGCGATTCAGTTTTAGAAGGAATAAGAAGAGGTGATTTAGATGGCTGTAGCTTCGTTTTTATAGTGGAGCAAGGCGGTGAGAAATGGGTAAGACAGGCTGATAGCTCTTACATTAGAACCATAAGCAAGATAGGAAAGCTTTATGATATTTCTGTAGTAGTTAGACAAGCTTACCAAGAAGCAACTGTATCTACAAGAGGAATTGAACTAGCTGAGGAAGAAGAACTTGAGATATATTATAAAACCCTTTTAAACGAAATAGAATGAAGAGCATTTTAGGACTAAAAGATGAACGTGGTTTACTGTCTACCAAAGCTGAGGAAATTATAAATACAGCAAAGGTTGAGAAGAGGAAACTTACAGAAAATGAGAGTTCAGATTTTAACGAAATTACTACTCAGATGAGTCTGCTGAGTAATGAAATAAAACTAGAGGAATCTAGAGGACTACAGGACATTAAAGAAATTACACAAGTAATAACAAATCAAAAAACAAACATGGAAAATTTTAGTTTATTAAGAGCTATTGAAGCTCGTGCCAATGGCAAAAACTTATCAGCAGACACTTTAAGAGTTATTGAAGCTGGTAAAGCAGAAATGAGAAAATCAGGAGTAACTGCTTCTGGAGATATTTGCTTACCTCTAGAATATCGTGCAGACATTGTTGCACAAGGAGCAACTTTAGGACAAGAAGCAGTTTCAGAACAGAAATTTGGTATTCTAGAACCTCTTAAAGCTTCTCTAGTACTAGTACAAGCTGGAGCAACATTTTTAACTGGTCTTATTGGAGACGTATCTATTCCTACTTATGGTGGAACGTCTGCACTTTGGAAAGGTGAAGTAGCAATTGCAGCTGATGGAGCTGGAGCATTTGCTGAAGTGAATCTTTCTCCTAAAAGAATCACAGCTTTCATTGATATTTCAAAACAATTTCTTAACCAAGATTCAGTTTCTGCTGAAGCTATGTTAATGAAAAACATTGTAGATGCTGTAGCTCTTAAATTAGAAGCTACTATTTTAGGTAAAGCTGTTGGTGATGCTAACCAACCTGCTGGATTGTTTGCAACTGCTCCTTCTATTAAAGGTGCTGCAACTTATGCAAATATGGTAGCTCTTGAAACAGCTGTAGATACAGCTAATGCTATTGTAGGTAACTGCAAATACATTACTAATGCTGCTGGTCGTGGTATTCTTAAAACTGTACCAAAAGTAGCAGGACAACCTGTTTATCTTTTAGACGGTGGAGAATTGAACGGTTATCCAGTACTTGTTACTAACAACATTGCAAATGCTTTACAAGTTGGAGTAGACGAAAATGGTATAATCTTTGGAAACTTTGAAGATTTAGTAATTGCACAATGGGGAGCTATTGATTTAATCGTAGACCCTTTTACAGTAGCTCAGTATGGTAAAGTAAGAATTGTAGTTAATGCTTACTTTGATGCTAAAATTAGACGTACAGAGTCCTTCAAAACAGGTTCTTTAAAGTAATCTGGTTAACTTAATTTACATTTAGCTCATTAGGAGGGAGTTATCTCTCCTAATGACTTTATATAAAAACATGATAATTACTTTAACAGAAGCAAAACAACACCTCAATATTCAAGAAAGTTTTCTTGAAGATGACACTCTTATAACTGATTTAATTTTAGTAGCTGAGAATGTAATAGAGAGGGATACCCAACACACTATAAATAGCATTGAAATCTCAGAGGGTTCAGTTCCTCCCATGCTTAAACATGCAGCAAAAATACTAGTAAGTACTTTCTACGAAAATAGAGAAGCTGTTATAATTGGTGTGAGTGTCTCAGAAGTTCCATTTTCTTATAAATACTTAATGAGTAGCTACAAGAAATATACTATTAAATAATGAGAGCTGGTAATTTACGTGAGGTTATTAATATTTACACCTACTCACAAGTAACTAACGAATTAGGAGAAAAAGTAAAATCAAAAGTCTTATTCAAAACTGTAAGAGCTGAGAGAAAAAATAAAGGTGGTAAAGAAATTGAAGTAAATGAACAGCTTACACCAATTCAGACAGTACAATTCAATATAAGATTTGATGATTCTATAGATGAAACTATGGTTATAGAGTACTTAGGTAAATATTACAATATAAGATACATAGAACCAATAAAAAAAGTAATCACTCAATTGATTACTTCTAAATCTAAATAACATGGCACAAATAGTAGTTAATACTGCACAAGCAGAAGCACTATTTGACAGTCTAAATATTAATAAGCAAAAAAATATTCTTCGTTCTGCTATTAGAAAAGCTATTAATCCAGTATTACAGGAAGCAAAAAGTAACTTCAAAAATGAGTTCCAAACTCATACTGGAGAAGGTTTTAAATCTCTTGGTTTACAGATGTATAGAAAAAGAATAGGTGTTGCAGTTGGTGCAAGAATTAAAGCACCATTTAAAGGCTATTATGCTAGATTCTTAGATACTGGAACTAAAGAAAGATTCAGGAAGGTAGCAGGAGGTAAAGTTTCAACTGGTAAAATCAAACCAAGCTTATTTTTTAATAGTGCTGCAAGTGCAAGACAAGGACAAGCAGGAAAGGATTTAGAAACAGGTGTAATAGCTGCACTGAATAAAGCAATTAACAGCGGTAGAATATGATAGGAATTTTAATTAATAGTGTGCTTAAAGCTTCTCTTCCTTTAAAAGCATTGGTTTCGGATAAGATTTATCCTTACTGTATTGAAGAAGAAGATACTTTACCAGCAGTAGTTTACAGGGTATTAAGCATTACTCCTGAATATGACAAAAGTGGTTTAGTACAAGAAGAGAATATAGTAGAAGTTTTATCCTTTGCTACTACTTATAAAAATTGCTTAGATATTACTAAAGAAGTGAGAACTGCTTTAGAGTTCAAAAAAGGAGATGTAGAAGGAATAAACATTAAGTCCTGTAGAGTTCAAGATATTACAGAAACATATGATTTTGAGACTAATGTATTCCATACCAAGATAAATTTTTTTATTATAACACAATAACAACATATAAATTATGGCAAATCAAGTAGTTAACGGTACAGACTTACTGTTATCAATGAATGGTGCAGTTGTAGCACATGCGAAATCTCATACTATTTCAGTTTCAACTGATATGAGAGATACAACTTCTAAAAGCTCAGCAGGCTGGAAAGAACAAGCTAAAGGAAGATTTAGCTGGAATGCTAAAGTAGATGGTTTAGTTTCTTATGAAGCTGGTTTATGCAACTATAGCTCATTAATGACTGCAATGCTTGCAGGTGTTGAAGTAACAATTACTTCAATAGATAATACAGGTGGAACAATCGTAGGTGGTTTAGTTACTCCTTTAGCAGGTGCTGCTAAATACACAGGTAATGCAATTATTACTAATGTTGAACTTTCCGCAGGTGACGGAGAGAATGTTACATTCTCTGTAAGTTTTGAAGGAACAGGTGCTTTAGTTCCTACAGGAGCTGTTGCAGTTACTGTTGGTGCTGCTAAAATTGCTGCTACTTCTGCTACTCTTGTAGGTTTAGTTGCTTCTGCTGGTGCTTCTTGTGCAATCAGTTTTGACTATGGATTAACAGCAGCTTGTGGAACAGTAGGTGTAGCAAATCCTGCTACTACTTTATCATTAGTTCCAATTGCAATTGCTTGTGATGCTACAGCATTAACAACTGCAACTACTTACTTCTTTAGAATTAAAACTATTGAAGGAACTGTTACAAAATATGGTTCACTGATGACATTCAGAACAGCATAAGATAATTTCTAAGGGAGCTACTACTTTAAGTGGTAACTCCCTTTTTTATTTAAATCTAATAATACAATGGAAAGAATACACACACATAATATAGCAATTGGAGAAGAGAAATTTCCTTTCAGGTTCTCAATTATATCATATATGAAATATTTTGATTTAACAGGTAAGGAAGCTACAACTATTAAAACAACAGAAGATGCAATAAACTATTTCTATTGTGCTTATAAGTCAGGTTGTGACTACGAAAAACAAGAAATTAAATTACAACTGGAGGATTGGCTTAATCTAGTAGATGATTATCCAGAATGTTTAGAAGTAATTACAAAGAGATTTGAATCTTCTGTAAAAAAAAAGTAAGTGACTCTAAAGAAGAAGATTCTTCTTCTTTTAAAATCAATAAAATATACTCAGTAGCTGTAGGACAAATAGGATTAAATCCTGAATATGTACTATATGAGCTTACCCTAGAAGAGTTTAATCTAATCTACGAAGGTTGGAATTTAAACTATCAGATTGAAATGGAGAGAACCAGACTACTCTGTTATAACATATTCAATTCCTCAATGAATAGGACTAAATCAGTTGGTTTACAAGAATTTATGCCTTTTGAATGGGATAACAAAAAAGAAGAAGTCAAACAAACTACTCAACATTCTACCAAGGAAGAATTTGATGAAATGAAAGCACTAATAAACAATTTAAACACAGAAAATAATGGCTAAAAATTTCAGTGTAGCTTTAAGTTTACTACTTAATTCTTCACAATATACACAAGGTTTGAGAGGTGCAGCAAATGCTACTCAATCCTTCAGAAGTCAAATATTAGGAGCATTTGCACCCATTGCAGGAATAGCTGCATTAGGAGCTTCTATTAAAGAAATGGTAGGTACTATTTTTGAGCAAACTAAAAAACTAGATTCACTTTCAGCAGGCTATAGAGCAGTAATAACAAACTCAGGAGATTTAAAAAAGGTTTACGCTGAGTTAAATGAAATGGCTGATAGAAATGGACTATCTGTTAATGTTCTTAAAACTGAATACCTAGGATTTGCAGCTGCTTCAAAAGGAACAGCTTTAGAAGGTGCTAAAGCAATGAAAATCTTCCAAGCTCTTACTTCTTCAATGGGTAAATTAGGAGCTTCAGAAGAGGCTACACACAGAGCTTTAGTAGCGGTAACTCAAATGATGTCTAAAGGAACTGTTGCTAGTGAGGAACTTAGAGGACAATTAGGAGAAGCTCTTCCAGGCGCATTTAACATGGCTGCTCGTGCAATGGGTGTAACTACTCAGGAACTTGGAAAGATGTTAAAAGATGGAGATGTTTTAGCCTCTGAAATGTTACCTAAATTAGCTGAGGAACTTGAAAAAACTTTTGGAGGTTCTTATAAAATTGACACACTAACAGCAGCACAAGGAAGATTTCAAACAGCAATAACAGAAACTATTGATAAACTTTCAGCAGGAGATTTATTTAAAGGTATTGTAAATGCAGGTACAGCATTTATAAAAGTAATAGGTGGAACAGCTAAAGCTTCAGACCAGTTTAATCCAATGATTCAACAAATGAATAAATTGGTGCAAGTGGTTGAATTATTAGGTGCAGCTTTTGTAGTTACTTTTGGTTTTAAGAAAGTCACTGGATTCTTTAATACATGGATTTCTGCTAATAAACAAGGTTGGGCTACAGCAACTACTCAGATAGCAGCAGCTAATTCTCAGATTAAAACATACAGCTCAAACATTGCACTACTACAGAGACAACAGAAACACGGCTGGACTGTATTAACTCCAACTGGAACTTTAACAGGTGCTACTCTAGACCCATTAATTGCACAACAGAGACAAGAACAAGCAGCAGCCAGAACAGCAATATCAACAGCTAGAGCTACTAGGAATGTAGCTATACTTAATGCTGTTTGGGCAACTTTCTCACCATTAATTATTACAGCAGCACTTGCTTTAGGTGCTTTTTTAATAGTTCAGTCAGGAGTTATAAACGGTTTAAAAACTTGGTATGATGGCTTAACAGGTACTAACAATGCTTTAAAAGAGTTTAATAACAATCTAAACCAGCAACAATTCCAAGCAGGTTTACTATTCTCAGAACTTAAAAATGTTGAAGAAGGAAGTAAAAGATATAATGAAATTTTAGGAATACTTTCTTCTAAATATCCTGAGATTATTAAATTTTACACTGATTCAGAAAAAGGTTTACTGAGTATTAAAGATGCTCAGGAAGCAGTTAATGCTGCCATTCTTAAAGAAGCTACAGCAAAAGCAATAGCAAAGAGACAGGAAGAAATAGGAGTTACTTATGCTTCCTCAGTTGCACCAGATTCTCAAAAGATTCTGGATAAAGCTGGAGTAGATGGTAATGCAGAGAAAACCAATAATGTAAAACTCTTAATTGAAGATTTAAAAGCAGGAAATATTGCAGTAAATGAGTTTGTAAAAAAGATTTATGAAATATCTGATAAAGCAAATATTGCATGGATTTTAAATTTAGCAACTGATATAGTAAATGCTGGAGTAAGAGCTAATACTGAACTGGATAAACTTAAAAGAGCAATACCAGAAGCTTTAGGAAATGGATTAAGTGCTGAAGAAGTAACTACCTCAATAAAATCTGTAGATGATTCTATAAAAGCAATTGCAGAATTAAAAGCAGCTGAAAAAGATGCAAGTACAAAGAATGCAAAAGAGGCTTATGACAAAGAATTAGAGGCTTTAACAAAAGCAAATAATGTTCAGCAAACCTACCAAACTCAATTACTAGCTGATAGAAAAATAACTAAAAAAGAGTTTGATGAAGTTGAAATAATAAGCACTTTAAAATACTATGAAAAGCAATTAGCTCTTCTTAAAAAATATGGTAAAGATTCTTCTGCTCTTGAATTACAAATAGCACAAGAAAGACTTAAATATTCTGATTTAGATTTAAACGGTTCAGCACAATTTTTAAAACGTAAGTACACACCCTTAGCTACTACAGCTTTAAGTAATGACTTAAAAGATACTCCTAATATCAAAGTACCAGAACTTACAGAGAAGCAAAAGAAACGAATTAAAAGAGAAGGTGAAATGCAGGGAACTGCTTTTGGTAACGCTTTTAATGAAGGTTTAGCAAATATGACTGTTGATATTGGAGCTAATCTAGGAGAGAGAATAGGTCAATCTATAGCAGGTAGTGAGGATGCTTGGAAAGGTTTTGGTAATGACATTTTAAAGATGATTGGAACATTCCTAATTCAATTAGGAACAGCTTTAATTACCTATGGTGTTTTAATGGAAGCTTTTAAAAATTCACCTCCTTTAGTTAAAATCGCTGTAGGAGCTGCTGCAATAATTGCAGGTGGAATACTTCTAGGAATAGCAGCAGGAGGTTCTAATATAGGCTCTTCTGGTAGTACAAGCTCTTCTTCTGGTGGTGGTTCTTACAGTTCACCAAACACACAAGCACAAGACAATAAAGTAGTATTTGAAATACAAGGTAGCAAGCTTGTAGGAGTACTAAACAATGTTGATAAACGAAATAACAACTTTAAATAATGGCACTACAGAAAAAATATTACTTCTCTTTCTATTCTCAAACTGGAGAAACAAATTTAGTTGAGATATGGCAAGAGACTACAGACACTTTAATAGCAGAAGAAATACAGGGAATGGATAATCCATTCTCTGTAGAACTTCCTGCTCTAGATGATAAATTTCAACCAGTAAGAGGTACAGGAGCAGATATATCTATTAACTGTAAAGCAAACATGAAGTTTTTTAATGGTTTATACCATGTTAATCCAAGAGAGATTATTATTAAACATTTGATTAATGGTAGTTTAAACTGGATTGGCTACATGAATAGTGAACTCTTTAGAGAACCTTATTCTGATATTAAAGATTACACTGTTTCTTTTACGGCTAATGATGGTTTTGCATTAATGGAAAGGTTTCACTTTATTCAAGAAGATAAAAATCCTTATACTGGTATAAAATCACAATGGGAACTTTTAAAAATAATCTTTCAAAAGATTGGTTTACCATTTGAAGAAATAAAGGTTTATTTATCTACTTCCTTTGTAGGACAAACAGCATTAGAAACTATTCTTCATCAAACCTTTATAGATACTGCAAACTTTTATAATGAAGATGGTGAACCAGAAACATTAAGAGCAGTCTTAGAAGCTATTCTTCTTCCATATGGAGCTTTTATAGTTCAACATTCTGGAGATATTTATATTACAGATATACACAATCTAGCCTTTTCTAGTTCCTTTGATTTTAGGAGATACTCCTACTCAACATGGTTGTATTTAGGACTTGAAACAGTCTCTAATAACTCACTAGAGCTATCTTCAATAGGTTATGCAGGAACAGGACAAGAAATAGAAGTATCTGGTGGTAAGAATAAACAGGTTGTAAGTTATTCTCCTTATCCATTGAATGATGTTATAAAAGGAATATCTGATATATCAGAGTTTAGTGGTGTACCTACTAACTATGTTGTAAATGGTGACGAAACAAATAATCATACCTTCAAAACATTAACTGGTAATAGTACATTTCAGGAATACACACCAGCAACATTTGAAGTTGGATATGATACTGTTGGAGGACAAGCAAAAGAAAATAGTATTTATTTGCAATGGCAAAGGTTGACAACAAGTCAGAAAGTAGCAGATATTAAAATTCACCCTTATGTAGTTATCGGTAAAGCTTCTGATATTTCAGATTTTGGAAAGATTTCAACTAAAGGAGTTGCTATGTTAATAACAGGTAAAGTTTATTTTAAATCAACTTATTCAAAAAATGTAAATAATATACGCCTTAATTTTAAAATTAGAGTAGGTGATAAATATGCTAATTGGGGTGCTTCTGGTGGTTGGGCAACTGGTACTGGTGATTTTTTAACTGTTGTAGTTGCTGGAGATGAAACAGGTAACACAGATGCAAGAGATTCTTGGATAAACATTCAAGCTTATACAGCACCAGTTGGAGTTGATTTAAGTGGTAATATTTACGTGGAAGTTTGGTCTGATTTTATGGTTAACATAGATGGTGGTTATCAATACCAAACAAATCCAACCTATGTAACACTGATTAGATTGGCAGATTTAGCTATTAAATTTGTTGATATTCAAACTTCAGAAGATTTACCAAATACTGATATTGAGTATATAGGATATTTAAATGAGTTATTTAAAGAAGAAGCAAAAGCTGTTAAGTTAATATGTGGTACAAATGCATATTTTCTAGATAGAGGTAAATTATTGTATTCTCCAGATGGTAGTTATAAAACTATTCAACAGTGGACTAGATGGAATCAAACCTACAAAATTGAAGAATTGCTTTTAGGCTCTCTTTCTTCTAATTACAAGGAAGGGTTCTTTTCTCTTAATAATGTCACTCTCAATAATGCAATTAAGCCTTTTAACATTTTAAAAGATACTCCATATCTACCAAATAGACAATTTATGGTAGGCTCTTACACAATTAATTACCAAGATAGTATAGTAAACTGTAATCTAATTGAAATCTCAGCAGACACTTTAATAATTCAAAAATAATGAATGTAATTATAAAATCCCTACAAGTACCAAGAACAGCAAGAAATGGAAGAATCTACTCTACAGTAGGTTCTTCTACTTCTAGTGCAGTAGGTGCAACACATACACATGACAACAAAGATATTTTAGATGGTATTACAGCAGGTTTAGTTGTAGATTGGAATGCTGCTTATGACAACATAGCAGCAACAACAGCCAATACAACAGCTATATCAGCACAAGCAATAGTTATTGCAACTAAAGCACCTATTGCTTCTCCTACCTTTACAGGTACTGTTTCAGGTATTACTAAAGCTATGGTTGGTTTACCATTGGCAGACAACACGGCAGATGCTTCAAAACCTGTAAGTACTGCAACACAAACAGCTTTAAATTTAAAAGTTGACAAAGTAACAGGTAAAAGTTTGGTGTT